GATGAGTTTGCTGATATTGCAAGTGAAGCTTGGTTTGAAGTATTAAGAGCAACTTTATCTGATCGTAAAGGTGGTGCAATGTTTACAGGCACACCAAGAGGATATGGTAATTGGGCTTATGATTTATTTTGTAAAGGTGCTGAAGATAATGACTGGGATAGCTTCCAGTTTACTACTTTAGATGGTGGTCAAGTTGATGACGCTGAAGTTGAACAAGCTAAGAATGATCTTGATGAACGGACATTCAGACAGGAATATTTAGCAACATTTGAGACATATGCTGGTGCAATCTATTATAACTTTGATAGAGAGCAAAACGTAAAAACACTAAAGACTGATGAGACTGCTATTCATATTGGTATGGATTTTAACATTGATCCAATGAGTGCCGCAGTATTTCAGCTTAATCAAAATACAATTAATTTTATTGATGAGATAGTTATATATTCATCAAATACAGACGAGTTGGTTAAGGAAATCAAAACAAGATATCCTAACCGACAGATAATAGTCTATCCGGATCCAGCTTGTAGGCAAAGAAAGACCTCTGCCGGTGGAATGACTGATTTAAACATATTGCAAAATGCTGGATTGACAGTAAGAGTTAAAAATGCACACCCTCAAATAAGGGACAGGATTAACGCTGTTAATTCACGATTAAAGAATACAAACGATCAAAGAATGATGTTTATAGATCCAAAATGTAAGAACATCATTAGAGGATTGGAAAGACACCTTTATAAAGAGGGAACTACGCAACCTGATAAGGATAGCGGATTTGACCATATGAACGATGCCATAGGCTATGCGGTAGATTATTTGTTCCCTATAAGAAAACAATACACAAAACAATTACCTCAAAGATGGAGCGTTAAATAATGTACATAATGAATCAAAATATGGATTCCTTAATTCGAGATAAAGAATTTATGGAAAACCGACACGATAACTATGATCTGATGATCCCTAGATGGAATTTTTATTTAAGATCATACTTAGGTGGAGATGAATACCGATCTGGTGGCTTCCTACACGAATACGCATTGGAACTAGATTTAGAATATCAAAATAGAATTAATTACACACCAATAGACAACCATTGTAGAAATATCATAAGTATTTACTCAAGTTTTCTATTTAGAGTACCACCAACAAGAGATTATGGCGTATTGGAGAGTGATCCTAGTTTAGAATCATTCTTAAGTGATACAGACCTTGATGGACAAAATTTTAATGCGTTTATGAAGAACGCACAGACTTACGCTGGTGTTTATGGGAATGTTTGGATATTTGTAGATAAACCAGAAAGCAACGCACAAACTAGAGCAGAAGAACTTAACCAAGACATAAGACCTTATCTAACAATGGTAACGCCAGATAATGTTATGGACTGGCACTATGTAAGAGCCGCTAGTGGTCGTTATGTGTTGGATTATATTAAAGTTAGGGAAGAAGTTACATCTGATGGAGCATATTTTAGAATATGGACACCTAATGAAATATCTTATGTATTCGTACCAGAAAGAGGCAAGATAAAAGTTATTGAAGTAAAGCCTAACCAATTAGGAACTATACCAGCTATTTGCCTGTATAATAAAAGATCACCGAGACAAGGTGTAGGGATTAGTGATTTGACAGATGTTGCATTATTGCAACAGTCTATCTACAACGAGTTATCTGAGATGGAACAGTTGATTAGACTATCCAATCACCCTAGCTTAGTTAAAACTCAAGGTGTTGAGGCTTCTGCTGGTGCTGGTGCAATTATATCAATGCCAGATGATTTAGATAGTGGATTGAAGCCTTTTCTATTGCAGCCAAGTGGATCAAACCTAAGTGAGATTAGATCATCTATTGAGCAAAAGATTGAGATGATAGATAGAGCAACCCATATGTCTGGTGTAAGACAAACTAAAACCCAAGTACAATCTGGGATTGCTTTACAGACTGAGTTTGAAAACCTTAATTCTACATTAAGTGAGAAAGCTGACTTATTGGAAAACGCTGAGGAGCAAATATGGAGTTTATGGGCTAGATGGCAAGGTAAGTCATTTGATGGTGTTATTAATTACCCAGATAGCTTTAATCTTAGAGATTATGCTTCTGATCTCGCATACTTACAACAGGCTAAAGCAAGTGGAGTTAGATCAAGCACATTCCAAAAAGAGATTGATAAACAAATTGTAGGTGCGGTTATTGATGATGACGCTGTTATTAGTACAATAAATGACGAGATCACAGCACAAACAGAGGTCGGAGTATTTGAAACAGCTCAAACACAGGCTGAAGTAGCAGAGGAAGATGTCGAATAAGTTAGATTTATCTGAAGATAGCAAAATAAGTTTACCAGCAAAAAATTTAATTGCTATTCTTGGAGCAGTTGCCATAGGCACATTCTCATATTTTAATTTACTTGAACGTCTGACGTTGGTGGAGACTGAGCTTCAGTTAATTACTAAAGACTTAGAAGCCGCTAATGACTTCATAGATGGAGTACCAAAAGGCGATATGGTAAGTCCTCAGATACAAGAGTTGTTTATGTTAGTTGAGTTTATTTCTAAAAACCAAGACAAACTTAAAGAACAGATGGAAAAAGAAATACCAATGATACAAAAAAACGATATGGTTATTCAATTTCACGAAGAACGAATAATAGACTTAGAAGAAAAAAATGGGAGTTACAAACAATGATCGAAATAGTGTTTGCTATGATGATGATTAAAGATGGAAATAAAGTTTTAGAATATGTTCCAACTAAAGGAATGTCAGACTGTTTGGCTCAGAAAAGAGTTGTATCAAGATCCATCGGTGAAGATCAAGAAGGAATATATATCCAATGCAAGGAAGTGAAAGCTGAACTTGAAAATGATATGGGAAGGCTAAGAATTAAACGAATCATTGATTAGGGGGAGCTATGATGTGTCGTAACTGCGAACACGATTGCCATTGTGGAAATAATGGTCAATGTGCTATATGTAAATGTTCTAACTGCGAGCATAACGCATTAGACGAATTTTGGAAAAGAAATGCGGAAGATAAAGAATTACACGAGCCATATAAGGACTGAGAAGGGAACTTCACAGGGTAGAAACCCTATCAAGTCCACTATGAATAAATCTAAAAGAAGATCATATAAAAAATACAGAGGACAAGGCAAGAGAAGATAATGGCTGATAAGATAGAAGATTTAGCACAGTTGAGAGAAAACCTTGTAGATGATATTGAACTTAGACATACAAATAGATTAAATATAGCTCTTGAAAACTTAGAAAGAGATGTTGTTAAAATAGCAAACGAACTACCAACTAAGCAAGGTAAGTTGTTTGAAGCACGATTGGCTGTTGAGATAAGACCAAAGCTAAGACAAGCCATTGATGAACACTACACTCTATGGGCTGATGGTACTGTTAGAGAATACGATAAGGTAGCAAAACAGATTGTAGACAATATGAAAGTGCTACCAATACCAGCTAAGTTTAAAACTCTTACTGAAGTTGATATTGAAACGATTACAAACCTTAAAAGATTAAAGTTTACAGGCTTTACAAATATAGGAACGGAAACAGTAAACGCTCTGGCTGATAATGTTTATTCCTCGACAATAAGTGGAAAACCAATTAATGATATGGTTAAGTCACTTCAACAAAGAATAAACGGAGTTTATATTAAAGCTGATGTTGATGAGATAGATGAATTAGTTGAGTTTGTTGCTACAACAACAGATGAGGTAGCAAAGGCAAAGGCGATAGAAAGATTACACACCTTTTATGGTGCAGATCGTGTTGGAAATAATATGAGAAGATATGCTAAACAATTAGCACACGATAGTTTAATGGAATTTGACGGACAGTTTACTAAAGCAAAGGCGGAAGAAGCTGGTCTAACAAACTTTCTTTATTACGGAGATATAATTGGTGATAGTAGACCATTTTGTATAGCGAATAGAGGAAAGATATTTTCAGAGGAAGAACTTAGAGATAAGTGGTCATCTGAGAGTTGGAAAGGTAAATCAACAACCGATCCATTTACAAGTAGAGGTGGATATAATTGCCGACACCATCTACAACCGACTGATCCAAGTTGGTACAATGAAAATGGCGATCTTATAATATAGGAGAATACTACTATGGCTGACGAGCAAAAAACGGAGATTGAGAATACTGAATCTCTAGAAACAAAACAGGAAGTCGAACAACAAGAACCAATGATTGCACAAAGCGAATTGGATAAGATTCTTGAAAAAAGACTAGCAAGAGAAAGAGCGAAGTTTGAAAAAAAACTTAATGGCATTGATCTTGACGAAGCAAGACAACTCAAAGAAGAAAAAGAAGCTAAAGAGTTAGAAATGCAAAAACAACGAGGTGAATTTGACAAAGTATTGAAAGAAACAGTATCTAAAAAAGACGCTGTTATTTCTCAATACCAAGCCGAGTTACAAAAAGTACGAATTGATGACGCATTGATTAAAGTAGCAAGTGAACAACAAGCTATCAAACCGGAGCAAGTCGTTAATTTACTTAAAAACAAAGTCCAATTAGGAGACGATGGTAAACCAGAAATTATTGGTGATAATAATGCACCAATGTATAACGATAAAGGTGAACCACTTAGTATAAAAGAATATGTTGGACAGTTTTTAGATGACAACCCTCATTTTAAAATAGCATCACCTAGTGGTGTTGGTTCTAAATCGAGTGTTGGTGGTGACACGCCCAAACCTTTGAACTTGGCGGAACTAAATATGAATAATCCTGAAGATAAAGCGAGATACGCTGAATATCGAAAGGAAAAATTTAAAAATTATTAACTAATAAACCATAAAGGAGAAAAATTATGGCTAACGAATCAACAACGTCTACATTAGACGATTTGATCTCGCCTATGGTTGCAGAGGCTCTATTTGTAGCGTCTGAAACTTCAATTATGCGAGGTCTCGTAAGAAATTACACTATGCCTAGAAATTCAGGCAAGGTACTACAAGTGCCAATTTACCCAACTGTAAGTGCAGCGGCTGTTAATGAAGCTACTGATTTATCAAACACAGCAGTATCAACTTCAAAAGCTGACCTGACTGTAGCTGAAGTTGGTATTATGACAACTGTAACAGATATGGCTATAAATGTATCTGAATCAGATGTTGTAAGGGATCTAGGAAGATTATTTGGTGAAGCTATTGCTAAAAAAATTGACACTGATCTAACTGCTTTATTTGATGGCTTTTCAACTGCGGTAGGTGCGGCTGACGCTGCTATTACTGTTGCAAAAGTATTTGAAGCAGTATCTAAGCTAAAACAAGCTGGTGTACCAAGCAACGATATGTCTTTGGTATTACACCCAGCTATTGCGTATGATTTAAAAGCAAACCTAACTAACACATTCGCAAACCCTAATCCAACTGAACTTGCTAACGAAGCATTAAGAAGTGGATTTGTAGGTCAACTTGCTGGTGTTAATGTGTTTGAAACTTCAAATATGGATAACACAGGTACAACAGGTGACTATAAAGGTGGTTTATTCCATAAAGACGCATTAGGTATAGCAATGCTTCAAGATCTTAAAATTGAAACTCAAAGAGATGCTTCAATTAGAGGAACTGAGATTGTCGCTACTGCTGTTTATGGCGTAGGCGAACTACACGATTCATATGGAGTTGAAGTACTAGCTGATTCAAGCATACTTTAATCTTTATAGGATTAACGTTAAAAGGGGGGGGATTTTTCCCCCCTCTAATTATTTACAAGGAATTTTATTATGGCATTTGCGGCACGCACAGATTTAATTACATATCAACCAGA